AGAAGAAGCAAATAGTACTATGGCTAAGTTTATTCGTAACTTAGAAAGTAGAATATATGCTCAAATGTCTAAGCAGCTTGTTGAATCTATGTTTAGTAATGATGGTTCTGTAAGATTTGGTTCGTTTACTTTAGAAGGTAACGTAGTAACCTATGAAGTATTAACAAATGAGGATGGATCCGAATATATTAAAATGACAATAGTTGATTCTGATGGAACAGAAACAGTTATTGAAATTCCAGTTGGTACTGGAAACTTTGGTCAGGATTCAGACGGTGGTTAAGTATCTTATTATATTATTGCTTTTAAGTGGTTGTGCATCGGTTCCAACTTGGAGTCCGAACCCGCAAGATTGTAACGACCTTGAGGGTAAGTATGATGAAGGGTTTAATAGACACCTTCAAATGGGTATACAAAAGACAATGGCTAGAAAGTATATCTGTATTGATGAACCAACTGCAGTTAGGTTACCTGCGTATGTGGACTTATTAAATCTTCCACCTGCAAAAGAAAAACCGGTTGTTGCAGTATATAAGTTTGAAGATAAAACAGGCCAAAGAAAGTCAGTAGATAATATAGCATCGTTTTCTACTGCAGTGACCCAAGGCGGAACAGAATTATTAATAGATGCTCTTAAAACTGCAGGCGGCGGTACGTGGTTTAGAGTAGTAGAACGACAAGGTATTGATAACCTAGTCAGAGAAAGACAAATTGTAAGGTCAACTAGGCAAGATGTTGCCAAAGTAAATGGTGTTGACCCAAAGGGTGTGGGACCTCTCTTATTCGCTGGAATGATTATAGAGGGAGGAATTATTGGTTATGATGCTAATACTGAAACTGGCGGCCGTGGTGCACGAACACTTGGTATAGGTTTTAGCAAAATGTATCGTAAAGACGTTGTAACGGTCTCTGTGAGAGCAGTATCTGTGTTAACGGGTGAAATATTATTAAATGTCCAAGCTAAGAAATCGGTACTTTCTTACGGCGGTGGGGGTGATGTGTTTCGTTTTATTGAACAAGGAACCCAACTAATTGAGTATGAAGACGGGGTTGGTAATAATGAGTCGGTGACATATGCGGTACGATCAGCCATTGAGGCTGCAGTACTTGAATTAATATACCAGGGGCATGACCGTAACTTCTGGGATTTAACCGAGGGCCATAGACATCCCCATCAAGTTGATGGGACTAATGAAAGGCACTCAAACAAAGAGGATAACGAAAATGATGAAGAAACAAATTAGTTTATTGTTAGTATTATCAATGGCGAGTTCATCTGTTTTCGCACAAGCCACTGATGATAACGAAATTTTGATAGAACAAAGTGGTGACACTTTGACATTATATATTGATCAGGTTGGTTATGGTAACAAAATCGGAGGCACTGACTTTTCATCGTCTAGTTCCGATATGTTAATCACAGGTTCGAGTTTAACATTTAACCTTGATATGATTGGTAACCAAAACTTGATTTATGGACCTGCTAAACTTGATTCATCCAGTTTAACATTTAGTCTAACTGGTGATTCAAACAAAGTAGACTGGAATATTGGTGATACTGGTAGTTCAGACTCATCAAATTATGACTTTGCTATAACAGGTGATTCTAATACTTTTGATATTGATCAGGGTTTTACAGTAAGTGCAGAAAGACTTGATGCGGACTTAATACTATTAGGTACTTCTAATGTATTTGATTTAGATTTTGAATCTGATGATGTTACTTGGAACTTTGATATTACTGGAGATAGTAACAATATTAATACATTACAAAATGATGGTGAGCAAAGTTTAACAGTAGAATGGAATGGAGATAGCGGTGATATTGATATTAATCAGATATCAGGTACTTGTGTGGGTGGTTCACCTTGTGCAAGTCCTAATGCAATCATTAACTTGGATATTACATCAGATAATGCTACTGTACAAATTAATCAGAAAGACGCAGCTAACGATAGTTAGTCTTATACTATTCACCAGTGGGGTTGAAGCTAATTCCATTGGTGATATAGTAGAGTCGACTGGTATTGGCCAGATTGTTAGAAATAACGAGCAGATATCTGTTACAGGCCAAAAAATACCTGTACAGTTATATGATGAGGCGAAAACTGGAAACGGAAGAATATTAATTGAATTCTTAGATAAGGCGGAACTCGCTTTAAAAGAGCATTCAGAAGTATTAATAGACGAAATATATTATGACCCGGATCCTTCACTCTCAAAAATGAGTATGAAGTTTACAATGGGTACAGCTAGATTTGCATCTGGTAGATTGGGTTTAGTAAATAAAGCCAATATAGACATCTCAACCCCTACTGCATCAATTGCTGTTAGGGGAACAGATTTTACTACTACCGTAGATGAATTGGGCAGATCATTAATTATATTATTACCAGATGATAATGGAGATCCTTCAGGCGAAATAATAGTTTCAAATGATGGTGGTGAGGTTACCTTAACTCAAGCCTATGCGGCAACTATGGTATCTTCATTAGACCAATCACCAACACAAACAGTTGTAGTTAATGGTATTACACCAGCTTTAATTGACAATATGTTTATTGTAGCACCTCCGCCCGAGGTTGAAGATCAAATAAAAGAAGAAATGGCGGATGATGCTGATCAGGATAAAGGTCTTCTTGATATTGACTTTTTAGAATTTGATGAATTAGAAAAAGACGAATTAGCAGATTCAGAAGAAAACTTAGATTTTAACGAACTAGATATTGATGAATTAAACGTAGATTATTTGGTTGATGTTTTAGATATTATTGATTCTTCTGACTTATTTGATACATTAGGTGAGTTTGATATAAAAGGCGCATCAAGAGGTTTTAATGATGAATCACAGTTTAATGTATTTTTAGAAGATGGCGCATTAGTTCTATACCGAAGTGTAAGTGGTAAAATAAGAATTAAGATTGCCGCTGGCGGAAATTTTACCTTAGATACTATAACACCATCTTGGGAAGGTATCGTAACAGGGAATGGGGGTGAAGATATCCTCATTTATATAAATCAGGCGAATTGATGAAGATAACAGGAACACATTTAGGTATATTAATTATATTATTATTCTTTGCAGCACAACTCTGTGCTGATGATAATGTAATATCATTAGAACAATCTGGCGATAATTTACAATTAGGTATTGATCAGTTAGGTCATAGTAACGAAATCGAAATGTTGGATAGTAATTCATATATTACAGCAACAAATTTAGATATGTATTTAGTTCAGGTTAACACAACTACTGGACTTCCTAATAAAATTACTTTTGACGAATTAAGTGGAACTGGTAACCAAATGAAACTCGCTCAAGGCGCTGCATGGACTACACTTGATTCTGATACTGATTTAACTTGGTGGGTGGATGACTATGAGAGTGGTGGTCATGAAATAGATGTTACTATGTATGGCGACTATAATCAATTAGCAGTTCAACAAACAAATCAAACAGGCGCACTTGATGGTCATGACTTTAATTTACATTTAGCAGGTGACCATAACGAAGTCAAAATAAAACAACAAAGTAATGGCGCAAAGAATTTAGACCTTACTATTTACAATGACTATAATGATGTATTTGTTCGACAGAAAGGTAATAATACATCACACAGTGCAAACGTAACACTCGATGGGTTATATGGTACTGATTTAATCTTAAAACAATTAGGTACTACAAGTCAAACGTATACTTTAAGTATTGATTGTATGACAGTAGGTGGTTGTTCGGCCACTGTAGAACAAGGTAATTAATAATGGAAGAATTTAAATGTCCAGATGATATGATTTGCATGACTGATGAACAGTGGTTTGATTTTGTAAACGAATACGAAATCGATTTGACTGGTGAATTAGAAATGGCAGAAATGAGTGATGCTCAAGCAGTTGCTGATTTTACATGGCAAGTATTATTCTTAACTCCATGGGAGTTAGCATATATTGCACTACCAATGAGTGTCTTGGCCTTTTATGGGTTAAGTATATATGCAATCTTTAAATATATACAAAGAAGATTTAGCTGATGAATTCTTATCAAAGATTTCTTCGTCTTAAATATGGCTGGGGTATTCCTAAAGGCTTATATATAGATGTATACGCATGAAATATATTACTTCGATATGGACTACAATAGTTCTAATAGCATGTATTCTCTTTGTAAGAATCAGTGACCCTTCTATTTTAGAAGAAACTAGACTTACTGTATTTGATCAATATATTAATTCTTTACCCGTACAAGAATCAGACCAAGTAATTCTCTTAAATATTGGAGAAGAATCACTCGGAGTCTTCGGTCAGTATCCCTTTCCACGTCAGCAGTATGCACAATTAATATCAGATTTAAGAAATGCCAATGCTGGTATGATTGGTTTTACTATCATGTTTCCAGAGGCTGATAGATTCGGTGGTGATGAAGTCTTCGCGTCATGGGTAAAAGATAATGGTATTATACTCTCACAAGACGCAGATAATAGTGGTAGAAGTGCAAAGGCACCTTATGTTGGAACTGCCACATTTGGTACTGGAGACCCACTTAATCACGTTATAAGATATAAAGGATTAGTAACCAATATACCAGAAATAGAAGCAGGTGCATGGGGCCATGGTTTAATTAATGCAATGCCAGAAGTTGATGGTGTAGTAAGAAGAATACCTCTTATATCTCAAATCAATGATGAACTATATCCCTCATTTGCATTAGAAACAATACGTGTATTAAACGAGAAAATATCTTATACTGTAAAGGTTAGTGAGATAGGGTTAGAAGAAATTATATTAAGGCCATTTAGAATATCAACTGATGTAAATGGATCTATATGGATTAATCCTAAATACCGTTTTCAGGATATAGAATACACTTCGGAACCCCTTCCGAATCTACAAGGAAAGACTGTACTGGTTGGTTTAACTGCAAAGGGCCTTGCCTCTCAGATTCCAACCCCTCAAGGATTAAAATCTGCTCATCAAATTCAGGCTTCTGCTCTGCAGACAATAATGAATGGGGATCAGATAACCCGTCCACTTTGGGCTGATATTCTGGAGATCGGTCTTTCTTTGATTGGGGCTCTATTGATTGTAGGGGCAGTTTATTATCTTCCAATTTGGAGTAGTGGTTTAACCTTCTTTGCCGTTGTTGGGTTATCTGTCTACGGCGCATTGTTTTCCTGGAGCGAATTTGGATATCTCCTTGATATTAGTTACCCTCTGATATTATATATACTGATATTCTCTTCGGCGTCATTTAATAATTTCTATAAACAGTTTATGATGAGACAACAGATTAAGAAACAATTTGGAACTTACTTGTCACCTGATATGGTATATATGTTACAGAAAGACCCATCTCTCTTAACCCTTGGTGGTGAAAGAAAAGAAATGAGCTTCTTATTCATGGATATATGCGGATTCACCCCTATCAGTGAGTACTATAAGAACAAAGATGATCCAGAAGGACTGGTAGAATTGGTTAATGAATTCTTAGATTCCATGACAAAAATCATACTCAATAACGGCGGAACAATAGATAAGTACATGGGCGATTGTATCATGGCATTCTGGAATGCACCACTACCATGTGATAATCACGCTGAGATGGCCGTTAAATCATCAATAGAAATAGAGATTAAAACAAATGAACTTAAAGAAATGTATAAATCAAGAGGTCTTCCTGATATTAATGTCGGTACTGGCATTAACACCGGCGATTGCATTGTTGGTAACATGGGCTCTGAATCCAGATTCGATTATTCAGTCATTGGAGATGCAGTCAACCTTGCAGCCCGTCTCGAGGCCACTGCCGCTCGACATGAATATATAGAATATAAGACAATCATATCGTCATTCACCAGAGACCAACTCCCAGAGAAGTATATCTGTAAGGAGATCGGTAATATAAAGGTGAAAGGCAAAGACGAACTTATAACCATTTATTCTCCTAAGTTATAACGTTATTCCAAAATATTCTAAAAAATAGCGGTAAAAGCGTTAGGTGCCATGGCCAATCTGTAGTATAATATACACATATTAACCGAAAAGAGAAATATTATGACCTTTACCGAATTACATGAGATTGCACTGGAAGCGGCCAAGACTGCAACTGATAAGTTTATTGAGAAACACGGTGACTGGGATTGTTGTGGATTTGCATGGGTTCACGCGTCAGTGAAAGGGAATACCAAGGTTGGTAAAGCTTTCAAGGCCGTGGGGTTTACAAAGGCATACGGTGGTGGTTATCAGTTATGGAACCCTAGTGGTTCTTCTACTCAAAGCCTTTCTGCGAAGGAAGCAGGTACTGATGCTTACGTGAAAGTGATTCGTCAATACTTACCAGAGATCGGCGTCTTTGCACAAAGTCGAATGGATTAAAAGGTTATATCTTTATAACCAAATGTTCTAAGAAATATCGCCTAAATGGTTGACAAAAGTTTTCTAGCCGTAGTATAATATACACATATTAACCAATCAGAGAAAGAATTATGCCGATAGTTGTTATGAAAGGCCAGGTAGCTCAGAAGAAAAAAATCTACGAGTATATCTACAAACTATCTAAAGAACTTGGTATTAACCGAATGCATAAGAAAGTACTGATAGTAAAGTTTGTAACATCATGTGATGACCAAGCAGAAGGATCCTGTTGGGGAGATACTACAGAAGGTTATGCTGAAATACTTATAGCTAGAAACTCTTGCGATGAAAAGATGTCACATGAATCAATGATGAAAACTCTAGCTCATGAAATGGTTCACGCCAAACAATACTTCCGTAAAGAACTTTGTGGTTATAGTATGTCTTGGAAAGGTAAGAAACCACGTAATTACAAGTACGAAAATGCTCCATGGGAAAAAGAGGCATTCGCCAAAGAAGAGGAACTATGGAAGAAATGTTGGTAGTTGCGACAAAAAACGATATTTTTTTAAAAAAAGTGTTGACAAATGCAATTCAGCGTAGTATAATATACCTATAAATTAAGAAAGATAAGGAGTTTTAATTATGATTTTATGTGAAAAGACAAGTCCGGTCAGTGGTTTAACCAACATTATGGAGATTAATGCGTCTCCTGAGCAATACGCTCTGTGGACGGAAACTGACACTCTCATTCAGGATGCTATGCCTGATGCCACTGTGGATCAGAGGGAGTTTCTAATTTCTGGTTGTACTCCAGCTTGCTGGAACTCAATGTTCGGCGAAGAGGAGGTAGCATAATGAAAGAGATATTTGACTTCTTGGAAGACCTGAGAGAATCAGGCCAAATTAATATGTTCGGAGCGGCCCCTGTGTTGCAGGAAGCCTTCGGTCTTAACAAATACGAAGCGAGGGAAATTCTTGCTGATTGGATGAAATCTTATGAATAAATTAAAAGGTTTGGCTACCGGATCAGTCTTAGGAATTATATTCGGTTTTGCATTGAATTATGCATTTAACATCCCTGAGGTGCAAATGAGCCACTCTACAGGAGAATGCATGAAGGTGGTTAACTTCTCCGAATCAGATAAATTCACCTGCGATGATCTGCCGTCGCGCTATAACCATGTGTGGGTTAAATGATTAGAATACTCCAAGAGGTAACCGACTGGGGCGAAGAGAATGTTTCTAATGGAACATACTATGTTAACCAACACGACCATCTAGTTGCATATATGCCTAAGAATGGCGAATACAAAGAATTCAGCAAACCTATGAAAAGGTTCTCAACCGCACGTAGGAAATTCAAACTTCTAGGTACTATTGATAACGGTACAGCAGGAATACCAGTTAAAGGTTCACGAGGTAACACATACTACGTGAAGGATAATAAATGCACATGTCCTGGTTTTAAATTTAGAGGTAGTTGTAAACACCTTGACCAGATAAAGGCAGCATGAACCATATTTTTTAAAAAAAAGTGTTGACAAATGGTTCTAATGGTAGTATAATATACCTAAGATAAGGAGAAAATAATGGATAGAATGAAACTAATCAAACAAGCGGCCGAGAAGGCACAAATTAAAAGGGCAGTAAAGAATATTGCCACACGCAAAGCTGCTATTAAAGCAGAAATGAGACTTCATAAGAAGTTAACCAATTCAGTAAAGAAGGCTGAACATCAAGCCCCTAAAAGTTTAGAAGCATTTTCAGAGGAGAATCTCTTTTATACCGAGAGGGAGACCCAAGATTATCTTGCTGGAACCTCTTACATGGAAACATATAACGCAATGAGGTCACAAGATGAATATTGATTTTGAAGTTATAGAAAAGATGGTAAAAGAATACCCCAACAATATGGAATTGGGTGAAGCATTACGCGAGTTTTATCACAAATTTAAACAGCCAATTGTAGTTGACGATGCAGGATGCGATGTTGCCACAGGGAAGTTTCTAGGATGATGTCCTCAGAACTTGCAACTATTCGTCTTAATGCACTACAGAGGGCACAAGATCGAGCAACAAATCCAGAGTTTAAACTCTTATGGAAACAGAAGAGAGAAGAATTAATTAAAATACTTCAGTCTGGTAATTCATATGACGAAATGTCAGGAGAGCTATTATGTTAGAACAATTTATTGCTATTATAATGTTAGCAGTATTTACTTTGTTAACATACATAGGTATACATATGTCTTTTGAGAAAGACGCTAAGAAGCACATTCCCCTACTATGGGAAAAAGGTGGGTTTCTATATAACCTATTTAAACAAGAACCGAAACAATTCAACAAAGCCGATATTAAATATCGTGACGGAGATAACACATGACCTACATGGAAATTTCAACATACCAGCAAGGACATCGTCGTGCAGATGTACTGCGAACTTCTGGTCAACCTGAAAATTATTGGGGTGTAAGATACTATAGTAAAGAAAAGAAGGGGTCTTTTCTGGCTATGGGTATTGAATGGTATCCAACCAAGAGTGAATCTTGGGCCGAGGATGCAGCAGAAAATTATGTACAGGGTATTAAATCTTACCCAACTCAGGATCTTTCTGCGGAAGGTTAAAGTTTTGTTCAACCTCCTAGCGACGCTTTCTACTCCTTATCAGAATGTCGCTAGGGGGTTGACAAATTATATCATACGTGATATAATATACACATATCAAATAAGGAGTAATTATGGTAAGTAAAGCATTAGAAAAGAGAAGAATCAACGGGCGCAAGAACAGAGTCACGATTGATGACAAATATATGGGCCCTGAGCCGTGGTGGGATGAGAAAATACCTTCTACTGCTGCAAGTTGGTCAAAAGCAGCACACTGGTATAACTATTTCAGTAAACCAAAAGATTACGTTCCGTATGTACTAAAATACGCAGAAGAAGTACACAAATTCGATAAGAAACAAATTTCTGCAATTGCTGCACTACCAGACTGGAAGATTAACGAGGGTGTTAATTCAGTCGCGAGATTACACTTTAGAGGTTTTGTGCATGAAGAATCTATACACGAAAGATGCCTTATTAAACTCAAAGAAAAAGTCGAGGAAGGTAAACTAGTAGTAGTAGAAAAGAAAGAAACCAAAAAGAATGCACCACCTGTCATCAGTCCTGCACAAAGGGCATATATGAACATGATGGAGACTATTCATGCCGATTGGGATGATATAGTAGTTGATAGCTGGATGGATGGAAATTTTAAACCAGACTTTAATGTATATGAACTATGGAAAAAGCATGGCCTGAAAGGTAATGTAATTAATTCATTTAAACAAAAAGTTCAATTCTATTATGATGAAGTATCCGATGCGTATAATAAAGAGTGCGATCAAGCTGTTGAGGCATATTCTCATATAACACCAAGACGCCAGAAGAAGATGTTAAACCTCATGGATGTTATCTTCTCTGATCTGGATAAATTAAAAGATAGTTTCAAGGCAGTTAGAATGCCTAGAGCCAAGAAACCAAAATCAACAGATGCTCAAGTTGCAAGATTACAATATTTGCAAGAGGACATCGAATCTAAGGTAACATCTATTAATCCTGTACTTATACCAGGTAAAGAAATGTTATGGGTATATAATACTAAACAGAGAGTATTGTCACAGTATGTTACTACTGCGACGAGTGGCTTTGAGGTTAGTGGTACTTCTATTAAGAACTTTGATGAGAAATTATCCAAGACCTCTAGGTTAAGAAAACCACTTGATATATTACCAGATGTGTTGAAATTCACCCCCAAACAAATCGATAAGAGAATTTGGGATAAATTAACAACCAAGATAGGTAGTCCAAACGGTCGTGTTAACAAAGACTGTATACTACTTAGGGTAATATAAGGAAAACATGATTGAACCAAAAATTATGACAAGGAAAAGGTTCTCTACCGCCGTAGAGAATATGGTATCTGATAGTAAGGGGTTGTCTTATATTGAGGCAGCTGCTCACATCATAGAAGAACGAGGGATGGATTTTAAAAGTTTAAACAGACTTTTATCTGACTCCCTTAAACAGAAAATCGAGGCAGAAGCCGTAGATTTAAATTTACTTAGAACTAAGCAAACTAATAAATTACCAATATAGGAGAAAATAATGAGTAATGTGATTATACCAACATCCGATGAGGATAAAAAGCGAATTAAAGATTGTATTATTGAGATCAGCAATGCTAAAACAATGATGGAATCGCAGCGTGATTTTATTAAAGAAGCGATTAATTCGTGTGTTGAAGATGTTGATATTGATAAGAAACATCTGCGTAAAATGGCCGAAATTTATCATAAACAGAATCTACTTGAAGTAGTAGGGGAAGTTGAAGATGTTGAAGCACTATATGAAGGTGTAATGGCCTAATGATGGATCCATTTGATTCTTATAAACTATATAATGCATTAAAGTTGCACTTTGAGACCAACTATGATGCTGTAAAGTATAATTTTAAATCAAATGTAACACCGCAATCTTTCTTTAAGAGAAAGGATAAGTACTTCTTTGCTAAATTGGCGAAGAAGTACAACGGTGAACTAAAAGATTTTTATATCTCGCAATTTATCAATACTGAGAAGTATATCGGTGATATGATGGATAAAGATGCGGAAGAGAACTATGCTAAATTTAAAAAAATTAAAGAAAGCATTCATCGAGTGTTCTCGGTTGATATAAATATATTAAACGAGCAGGAAAAACAGTTTGATTTGTTATTTAAAAGCGAAAACGGACAAGTTCCCCTGGTTGTTAAATTGTGGATGCAAGAGGAAATTAGTTTAGAGACTGTTGTGATTCTGAATTCCATATTTGGGTTTATTGAACGAGAATCCGATAATATATCAGATACCATTATGTGGCCTGATATAAAACGGTTAATTGAGAAGTACAACCCATTCGTATATTATAACAGAGATAAATGCATGAAGTTGTTGACAAATGTGTTTATTTGATGTATAATATACATATAATTATGAATAAGGTGAAATATAACAGAAACGACTACACTAGAGTCGTAATACAACGCAATACGGAGAAATATAATGTCATTTGCAAACCTTAAGAGCTCACGAGGCTCGTCAATCGACAAACTCGTAAAAGCTGCGGAAGCAGTGTCTTCTAAAACAGAAACTAAATCATCTTACGGTGATGACAGATTCTGGAAACCTACTAGAGATAAAGCAGGAAACGGTTATGCTGTAGTCCGATTTCTACCCGCGCAAGAAGGCGAAGACCTTCCATGGGTAAGATATTGGGACCACGGGTTTAAAGGCCCTACTGGTCTATGGTATATCGAAAACTCTTTAACTTCTATTGGACAAGATGATCCAGTATCAGAGATGAACTCTGTTCTATGGAACTCTGGTCGTGAAGAAGACAAGAATATTGCTAGAGAAAGGAAAAGACGTTTACATTATGTAAGTAATGTGCTCGTTGTTTCTGATCCAAGTAATCCAGAAAACGAAGGAAAGGTATTCTTATACAAATTTGGTAAGAAAATCTTTGATAAGATTATGGAATCAATGCAACCTGCATTCGAAGACGAAGATCCTATCAACCCTTATGATTTCTGGGAAGGTGCTGACTTTAAGATTAAAATCAGAAAAGTTGAAGGTTGGGTAAACTATGATAAGTCAGAGTTTTCCGCACAAACTGCACTGTTTAATGGTGAAGAAGATAGACTGGAAGATGTATATGGAAAACTATACTCCTTACAAGATTTTCTCAAGCCAGAAAACTACAAGTCTTATGATGAACTTAAATCTAAGATGAATAAAGTACTAGGTATCGATGCAGGTACGCCATCTATGGACATGCCAGCAATGAACGTAGTGGAGGAAACTCCAATGGCTGCTGCAGCTGCCCCATCGGTTGCTGCTCCAGTTATGGAAGAACCCGCTGCGGATAGTGATGAAGATGATACACTGTCATACTTCGCTAAACTCGCTAAGGAAAGCTAGTATAATAATAAAAGAGTAGTAATCTTTGAATGGGAGACTTCGGTCTCCCTTTTTTTATCTGGACGGCAGGGCTTCTTTGGTCTTATTTGGTTTAGGTGGAGCCATTGAATATGAATCACCACCCCTATTAGTAGAATTATCTGATTTAACTGCTGTTACATTACCACCCTGTGGTTGATTATTGGCCATTCTTAATTCTACATTCTCTGCGGATACATTCATCAATTCTACACCCATAGATTGCCTATCAGCAGATACATCCACACCACCAGCAGACATATTAAATGCACCTTGTAGTCTTGTTATACTGGCGACTGCAGCGTCCACATCATCTGTTATATTAGCAAGGCCTGCATAAGTTACTTCATCAAATGGCATCCAACTATCTGATGTCCCACCTTTAATAACTAATTCTAATGTTCTAGCCGCTTGGGTTAAATCTTCTGCGAATTTATCTGCATCAAAGTTGACCTTGGCCATTGTTTCAAATTGGTTTAGTACCTCACCAAACTTTCTAAATGCTTCAGTACCTTTATCTATTTCTTTTGACTTCTCGCCGATCAGTAATGCTTGTTCTACTGGAGATTTACCACCAACGAAGAAATTAACCAATGCTTGTGATGCCGTTCCGAGTGATGCAATCCAAGAACCTGTACCAAACGCGGCAAGACCTACACCTAATGTTCCAAGTGTTCCTGCAGCATTGGCAGCTTTTTCTAAATTTTCAGAATCTTCTCCGATTTTAGTAAGAGTATTTACATTTTTAACTACTTGTTCAGCCCAACCGGTTGTAGTAAAGTATTTAACCCCTTCATCAACACCCCCAACCGCGACATTAGCTGCTCCACCTACGGCAAACGCCAATAGACCACCCCCTAATGTTCCCAGTGCTGCACTAACTGCAACAGCATCCCTAAATGGTAAATCCGAAATAGCAAGTAAGGTTTTTACGTTATCTACAATATTCTCAGCCCAAGTACCCTTGCCTGAGAATTTCTCAATAGCTGCTGAAGCACCATCAACTGCAGTGGCAGTGGCAGAACCAATACTAAATGCAATTAGACCTGCACTCAATGCTGCCATGGTTCCTGCAATTTTTAAACTACTACCTTTACTTGTGTCTATAGACAGTAGTGTCTCTACATTCTCTTTGATAGATTTTGCAAACCCATCATTACCCGAGAATGTTTTAATTGCTTCATCTGCACCAGTTACGGCAACACCAGTGGCTGATCCTGCACTAAATGCGAGTAGACCGAATCCTAAGGCCCCAAGAGTAGCTCCTACACCTGCAACATTTTCGATTGTTAAACCAGGCAAATCTGCAATAGATAAAAGGTCTACAATATTACCTTTAATTTTATCTACCCATCCTTCGCCTTCAAACTTTTCAATTGCACCTTGAACTAATGCAGCACCACCCGCTCCTGCACTAAATGCAAGTAAACCTAATCCGATACCACCCAAGACAAGAGCAAGAGTACCGCCTTCTTTTAATGCCTCTCCCTTACCACCTAAAGCATCATTAAGTGATACTAATTCAACAACATTGGCTACAATCTTTTTAGCATCCATGTCTTCTAATTTATCAATTAAGAAAGCACTTGAAGCGAATACTGCTGCTATACCTGCTGCTGCAGCACCTACACCAATACCTGCGGATCCAATACCACCGAATAATTTTCCAGCACCACCTAATAAACCGTCACCGCCGCCGCCTTTACCACCATTTTGTGGTATACCGGACGAGCGCATTTCTTTTAATTCATCACGTATTTCTTCAAAGATACTTGCACGTTCATTGGCTTTTTCTTTATCACCCAATTTATTAGCATTCATGGTTTCAAAGAAATTATCAAAACCAGTATTAACCCTATCACTCATCTCCAACGATGCTTGTTGGATTTTTTTCATCTCTAATAAATGACGTCTAGTATTTCTACCATCACGCTCGATCTCGGATGTAGAGCGATTATTCTCGCCCATAAGTTCGATTAGTTTTTCTAATCCGTCTTTTTCTGGTGGTGTAGGATTATCTTTCATATGTTATAACCTATTTCTTGTTAAAGGCTTGTGCACCAAAGAATGCTGCAACAATACCTGCTACGGCAACAAAATATGTTGGTGCCATATCCCCTAAAGTTTTTTGTGCCTGATCAAGCCCCACTAAAGACGCGACTACTACGGCGAATGGATATAGTAACATACCACCAAGAGCAAACCACGCCATTTTTCTCTGCGCATCTCTCATGGCATCTTGGTCATCAAGTTCCTTTCTCTTAAATTCTAAGTACATTTCTTGTTCTGCCTTAGATACTTTACCATCACCATTGGTATCAGCGGGATGGTGACCACTTGCTTTAATTTCTTCTTCCATTACATACCTCTATATCCAGTTTTGGACTTCTGTTTTAAATTTTCTTCGTCTATATGTTGTTTTAATAGAGCAACATATATTTGCCTCTCCCATGGTAACATACCTTCAAGTTCACCTAAACTGTAATTATGATGTTGCATTAATGCAAAGTTGGTCTGATAAAAGTTCTCTAAACTCTCATGTGAGAGGCTTATGAAAAAAAACTGTTAAGTCCTTTTAGCTCTATATCATTATCCGTCTTACATTTACCACATTTAATTACAGCGTTGTACGCTACACTAGGAGTATCCTGGAAAAATGCTTGAATAAGTTTAAATTGTTCTGAACTTAAACCCTCAATAAATTCTACCAAGTCTTCCCTCTTTTCGTTCTTCGCATTATATACATTATCTTCATCAAAGATACTTTCGATACAATCGACAATTAAGTCCATTACACCTTCAACTGATTCAAATTTTTCAGGATTAATTTTCCTAATTACATCAGCTGTTGGGTACCGCATCTTTACTCCGATATTAGTACCTTCAAACTGTATAGTACCATCAGAATCTTTTGGTCTATATACAGTGATATCATCAATATTAACTGAAAGTGGATTCATATGTCCACATTCTTCTTCCTTACATTTAACTTGAATCTTCATTTCTTCACCAACTGATTTTCCTCTCAGTTGTAAGAATAACATTTCAATATCAAATACTGTAAGGTCTTCTATACTATCCAACTCATAACAAGTTTCAATAATACCTCTTACTGCTTCACTTATTTGCACAGGGTCGTTGGACTCTAGTGCAATCATTAATACCTTTTCTTCTTTTACCAAGTAAGGTCTCATATTCAACTGTTTCCCTGTTGACGGTAATTCAACCGTATAACGAGGGACACTCATTTTTGGTAATGCCATTATAATCTCCTAAAATTATATTAAAATATACGTTCTAGTGCGCTTCTCAAACCTGATAAGGTTGAAGATAGTGGACCTTCCGGTACATAATTATCGTAACTGAATGTTACGTTCAATTTCTGGACAGCACTTTCACTGTTATTGTCCAGAGTAATTCCAGCAACAGTGGTCGGAAATGCATTTTCTAACCTCACACCATATATAGGAACATCTTTATTATTCAGTTGCTGTATTACAACATCTGAAGTAAAATCTTTCTTAAATTTTGCATTGTATTTTTGATCATCAAATACTTGTTCTAACCAACCATCAAACATAGTTTTCATATAGTAATCATTTGT